AAATTTAAAAAAAGGAACAGCCGCAGCCGTTCCCCTTATTTATAATTTATGCTGTTTCTAAAGCAGCTGTGTTTGTTGAAAAATCACCTGCAACAAAAGCGCTTCTATCGTTGTTTTTAACGAAAGTAACGCCACGCCATTCAGCGCGAATTGTCTTGTAATTTTTTACAAAGTTGTCTGCATTGTAACCAACTTCAATAGAAACTGATTGCTTTGTTAAAACAGAAGCTTTGCTGAAATCACCAACCAAGTATTTATCAACAGTAACTAACGTTGTTGGTATAATTGGAACACCATCAAGAGAAAGTTCTCCGCCAACCATTGCAAGCCTTTCAACGTATCTTTTATCAGTTGAAGATACTTTTACCATTTTTAACGCAGTAACATCTGAAGGGTGCATTAAAATATAATTTGGAACAGCAGAACCTTCTTGTGCTATCATAATTTGATCCATTGCAACGCTTAAAACGTCAACGCTATTTGCATTGTCAACAGTTCCTGCAAAAACACCTGCTGCAAATGCTGGCGCTACTGTGAAAATCCCGTTCATTTGTGGGCTAACACCCGATCCGCCATAAACACCTGCTTCAACAGCTTTCAACAATTCTTTTGTTAATTCGTTGTTAATAGCGCTTTCAATGAAATCAACATCATCAAGCATTTCATCTGTAACTGTAATGAATGCAGTTGTCTTTTCAACTTTCTGTGATCCAACTAATAAATCAAAATCAATTTGATTTTTCGCAGAACTTTCAGCAGTCGGACCTGCTGCACCTTCTTTGTTAGCTTGATAAACCCATTCAACTAAGTTAGAACCGATTGTTCCACCGCTTACAATATCCAAAAGTCTTACAACTCTTGAAGGAACAGCGTTCAAACCTGAAATTCTTACTGCTTGTGGAACCTGTCCTGTAACATTTCCTGCAAGACTCATGTCACCAACCGCTTTCACATCAAAAGAAACATTGTCAGCAGCGCTTGAAGAATTTTTTAATCTTTTCAATCCTTCAATGTTTGCATCTAATTTGCTTCTTAAAGATTGCTTAAAAGAAACTTCTTTTCCTTCAACTTCTTCAGCAGACAATTTTTTTAACGCTATTCCTTGAAGTTTTAACGCTTCTTGCAATTGGTCGAATTGTGCATCTTTTTGCTTTAAAATTTCAGCTTTCAATGCTAAAATATCTTCTTTTGAAGCCTTTGCTTCAATTGCTTCATTTAACGCTTTTTGCTTTACTGCGTTAAATTCATTCATTAGTTCTAAAGCATCCGCCGCAGGAAGTTTTGAATAATCTTCTGCAGAAATACCTTTTTTTGATAAAAAATCTTTCATCTCTAAAAATTTAAAAATAAGTTATTGTTAAAATTGTTTAATTTATCTGAATCAGAAGTGCGGCTTTCTGCTTTCAAAGTGCTTTTAATAAGCGGCTTTTCAATTGTAAGTGCTTTCTGNAATTCGCATATTTGTTTAAAACGNGCTTCAAGGTTTTCAAGCCTTTCATCTGTGCCTTTTCCGTTTTTAATTGCTTTCAAAAATGAAGCGTTTAANTGCTCTAATTTNTTTGAAAGTTGNCTTTTATTATTTAGACCTTTTGCAACGTCTAAAACAGGTGTAAATTCATTAGCGCCAAAAGTAACTGCTGAAACTTCCCAAAGTTTACTTCTGTTATATCCCAATGCCCTGATTCATTTAAAGAACTATCTTCAATGAATTTAATTTTGTCCTGTACGTAATTAAACCCAATTGAATGCTCTCTTAAAATTCCATCTTGATAATCTAAAAGCGCATCGTTGCCTTTTGTACTTTTACCAAGTTTAGAAACTACTTTTAAGCCAAATTCATCTTCATAAATTTCTTTTATGCTTCCAATTTGATGTTCAAAATCATGGTTCCTTAAATGCGCTATTTTACGACCGTTTAAAGAACCGCTTCTTTCTTGAATTGATTTAGTAAAAGCGCCTTTTTTAATAACGTCATTATCTGAATCTAAAACATCAAAAGCGGAACCATAAAAAACAACTTCGCGTGAACCTTCAGAAATATCTTTCAGTTCAAAAGCAATGTTTTTTGCAGCGTAACTTTTTGAAATTTTACCTTCAATATTTTTATTTAAATCATTCATTTGCGTATTAAGATAAAAAATTTTATTTAATCTGTAATATTTTCTTCAATTGCATCAGTTGAACCAGTAGTATAAAATTCATCCATTGCAGGTTTATTTTCAACCCTTCCCAAGTTTAACATCTCGCGCCCTTCGTTTGGAGAAATAACCCCTTTATCAATTAAAACGCTTATTGTTTGCGCTTTTTTATTAATATCTTCCTGCAAAGCAGGTATATTATCAACGGAAAAATCAAGAAATAAATCAGCATTTTCTGCTTCTGAATATGAATTTACTAACCAATTATTATAATTCTGTTTAAATATTTCAAGTAAAGGAATAATTGCATCTGTATAAAAATCTTTTTTTGCTTCTGTAATATTGTTGTATGTGCTTGAAGCAGTATCATTGAAAAGAACGCTTGAAACGTTGTATAAGTTACAAATAGCCCTTAAAGAAATTATTCCTTGGTCCATAAGTTTCAAATCTTCGCTGCTCATTCCCATTTTAATAAAATCAAGACTTGCATTTGTAAACATTGGTGTCCCAAATTTAGCGCCGCCGCCGTATCTTGACTTATAAAGCTTTTCTAATTCCTTACTGTTTTCAGGTGTTAAACCGCGCCCCTCTTTACTTGTTACAATACCCATTGCGCCCTTGTTTTTAAGTATTGAAGCCATTGCTTCCCACTTTTCAGAACTTGCTGCGTAAACCATAACTAAAGATTCAAGCGGAGAAAGCCCAATTAATTCTTCATAACCTTTAAATCTTGGATCAAATCTTTTAACATGAAGAACTTCTTCAGCAGTAAAGTTTTGAAGTTTATTCATATTTAAAGTATATCCTGAAACAGGGTTTATTGCATTTCCTTTTATTGGCGCTGTATATTGTGAAGGAAGAACAGAAAGTTCACCAAAGCCTGCAAAACCAAGTGATTCAGTTCCATTTATATAAGTGTTACCAGTTGTTAAATACATAACAGCGGCTGCTTCTTGAAATTCAGCCCAAGTTTGCAATGGATTAGGACATTTTAAAACATCATTTAAAGCTGAAGTTGTATTTGTGAATATTTCATCTCCTTTGCGCTCTTTTACTTCCCACTTTATAGAAGCAAAAGAAGAAGCAATTCTTGAAACAACAGCAGCAACATCTGCATTTTCAATATATCCCTTTTCAATGTAGTTTGTAAAATTTCTATCAATAAAATTGTACTGATTGTTGCCAATTGTAAAAGATTCATAAAGCTTGTTTGGCTCTGAAAATTCCCTTCCAAAAGCCTTAAATAAAATTTTACTAAAAATATTCATGTTTCTAAAAGTAATTAAAATATTAATGTGCAAAAAATTGCGGCGTTGTTAAATCAAAAGAACAGTAATAACGAAAAGCATCAATTAAGTGGTTAAATTTATCAACAGGCTTTTCACTTCTTCTATCACTCCAAATATAATTATTCAATTCTTTAATTAAATTGGAAGAACTTTCTTCAACTATTATTTCATAATTCTGAATTAAACGTATTCCTGCTCTTATTGAATCAGGTCCTTTTATTGCGCCTTTTATATTAAAACCTTCATCAAATAATTCATCAATAAGGCGCGGCTCTGCTGAATCTGCTATTATTAAATCGTTTTCTTTACAATGTTCTTTTAAAACTTCAACTAAATTTGCTGTTTTTAGTCCTGTTTCATAAAGCAGTTCTTTCAAATATACTTTGTTTTTCTTCTTATCAATGGCAACTTTAACAAGTGTTGAAGGATCGTTTGAATAACCAAAATCAATCCCAAAACCAAAATCAAGGTCATTATCAAATTTATTTATGGACCAATTCTCAAAAATAACCCCTTCAGCTTTTGTTCTCCATTGTCCAAGATAGTTAAAAGCGTAGTATTTTGGATTTTGTTTTTTAGCTGTTAAAGCTTTATTTATCCAACTTTCATTTAAAAAAGGTTCAGAAATACGCCAAGTTGTATGTATGTGTTCAACTTCTTCATGTGTTGA